CCGATATGCCTCAAAATTAAAACCTAGCAATTTTTCAAACCCGTGTGTTTTTCTACGGTCTCTGACATAAGGACAAAGTCTACGTAATATAGTATTCTTGGAAGTTACTGACGATAGCTTGTAATTGAGTGGGGCCGTCACCAAGTCAACAATGCCCGGATCAGTTAAGTAATATAACAATAGTTCAGGTGTATAACTAAACCATTCATTTACCAGTGGAATATTGTAAGTAAGGCTGAAACGCATGGCACTTGCATCTTCATTTTCGCGGATACAATAATACCAAGAGCTAGGTGAGGTGGCTATGTTTCTCTTAAGCAATACTTCTCCTCCCATGACTGACGGGATACCCAATTTTAAAATACAGTGATATACCATTAAATACGTAATCTGTGTACACTGAATTTTATTGCCGAATTCGGCTGCTTCTCCGCTGCGTAAGAAGTCCTTAACGTCAAAGTCAATGACATGCAACGGAACCTTAAGTTCTGCTGCTAAATCAACGGCTTCGGCTACATCAGATGCGTTGTATTCATCCTTGAATTTGATAGTGTAACAGACCGGGGTAACACCAATGTCTAAGAAATTACGTGCGACGATCTCACTATCAGTGCCACCACTAAGAAACAGCGCAAACTCTTTACCAAGATCATTGTACACTAGTTCAGCGGTTCGCAGTAATTCATTCTGATAGCTACTATGTTTATAATTTTCTGAATCAACTTGCCCCACTGAAAGTATATATGGCTCGACTGAATTTTGGCGTTCACTATACAATCTGCCGCCAATTGTATATCTCAAATGGTTATTTTGCGTGAAGTTCATTTTTAAACTCTTTTTCTAAAATTTCATACGTTACCCCAAATCCATATGTAATTAGATATCTAGGACTATCATTTAGACACTCAACTGAATGAAACTGATTGGTATTCAATAAATAGGCATGACCTTCGTCTATCGTAGTAGTATAATGATTGACGTTAAAATTTTCTTTTATACCATCATTGCTCATCTTAGTAAGCGCACCAGAACTGTTTCTTACACCTATATTAATACATGCGGTTCGTCCGGCTTCATCTTTGTGAGGAGTAATATTTCCTTTGGTACGTATTAAATGTATCCGTTCTATTTGAACCGGGATACTTGATGGAAATATATTTTCAAGTATATGATATACTTTTTGAGTCATTTTTTTTAAAACAGGATGATTAGACGTATGCCTAGTAAATGATATTGATCCGATCACGTTTCCTTCATTCTTGTACTCCCTCCAATATGGATAATCAGGTAATTTAAAATATCTTCCATATCTGTGAACAACCGTTTCTAATTTTTCAGCTTCATTAATGTATGACTGAAATTCATTCGGATCTATTAATTTTCCTAAAGGAAGTATTTCCATTATAGTTATGTGAGATTATTTGCTGTCATTTTTATACTCTACTACATATTGTTCTGTATAGTATATATACTTTTTACCAATTGGTTTGAATTTTCTATAGATATCAGGCCAGTCATTGAACATTCCAGGACTCTTCCCCGCGGCTGCACGAACAAACCACTGATATATTGCACTATTGTAGGAATCCGCAGTAATATATAAATGTTTATACTGCATAGTACTCTCAATGATTTTAGGTAGAATATATTCTCCCATAAAATATTTAGCTCTAAATTTTGGGTTTATGTAGGCCCTAGTGAGTGCAAGTGCTATTGTTTGATCTAGATCATATTCATTGTATCCAGCACTACATACATATTCACCTTCATTTTCCAAGACATAATAACATCCGCGGTGATATCTACCATTAATATCATTTAAAATGTAAAAAATGTTAGCAGATTCATTACGATAATCAGGATGATAATTTTTGATAGTATTGGTATCAGTTATTTTAGAAAAGGATTCCTCTAACAAGCCTAGTACAAACTCATTAGAAGAATCGTGAAGTTCATATAATACCATTAGATATGATCGTACTCAGCTACAATAACTATATTTGAGTTGTGCCATAACTTATCCTTGTGTGTCTGACATTATTTATCTTGTTACAGGGTCAATCTTCTTTTATAATTAACCCATTGCTGCGTTTATCCCTTGGATAATCTACAACTTGGTCAAAGCGTCTTTCTTGTATAGTTTTGTGACCAAATACTTTTTCACTGTGGCATAACAGACATTTTGGATTACCACAATCCATAGCATGTTGTTTAGATAGACGATGAGGTTGTTCAACATTCTTATCATTGGATGAACTATATGAGTTAGCAATGTTCAATTGTTTCTTGATGGCATTATCATCCTTAAGCAAGCGTTTACTATGTTTGATTTTATCTTGTTCGGTACTCATTTAATGTCTTTTACGGTAGTCTTTTACAGCGGCTTTGATGGCATCTTCGGCGAGGATGGAGCAATGTATCTTCACAGGTGGTAAAGATAGCTCTTCGGCAATCTGCGAATTCTTAATGGTAATGGCCTCATCCAATGTCTTGCCTTTAATCCATTCCGTCACCAAAGATGAGGACGCAATGGCCGAACCACACCCATATGCCTTGAAACGAGCATCTGTTATTAACCCCGTTTCTTTATCAACTTTGATTTGTAGTTTCAGCAGGTCTCCGCACGCCGGGGCCCCTACTAATCCTGTACCTACATTTTCTTCAGATTTGGAAAAACTTCCTGCATTTCTAGGATTTTCATAATGATCTAAAACTTTTTCACTGTAGGACATAATCGTCTCCTGTACTCTATTTAGTCTTGGGAATTATCTGCTACAACAACCCAACCTAATTTGAATAAATCTTCACGGATTTCTTCTGTCACTATGCTTTCAGAAACATAAGATTTGATTTCAAAAAAATCTTGTTTTTGATGGTCATCCATATTCTGAAATAGTTCTTCATCAATTGGGTCATCATTCCGTATACCACTACAATACCAATCTATGTAGTCACCTTCTTCACGCATATCGGCGATAATTGATCCTGCATGTCTCCAACTACAACTCCATTTTTTCTCGGTTAGTATAGGCCATACTTCATTTCTCATAAAATCATTATTACATAAAGCGGCGTATATATGTTGAGCATATGCTTTATCGCTTTTAGCTTTTTCTATGATCCACTCAGTGGTTCGCAAATCATATTCTAAGTTATCTTTCTTCCAATCAGAGTCTTGATCTAATAACTTATCCGCACTGTCATTATCTTCATAAAGTTCTATCATATCCTTAGCAGTTTTGTTTAATGGATTTTCTGCCAAATCTGTTCTATATCTTTTGATTCTAAATTCATTTCTTGTCGGGCTTCTGTTCATTTTTTACCTTTTGCTTACTATAGAAAATGTGATTTCCGATTCTTGCCACTTGTTTATATGGCCAAGCTGGATCAACATTAATTGAGTGAAAGAACACCGTTGTTTTTGGAACAACATCTTTGTACATACCCATCATGGTTTGATATGCAATCATTTCTGCTTGTTTATATCTTGCACTAGCTTTATTTAGCACATCTTTTTCTTCGCATACCCAACTAAATTGGCATATAACATTCTCATTGACTACTGTTTTTTGATAGATTACTTTACATGGGGTTTCAGCAAACCCATGATTAACCCGATTCAACACCACTCTTGCAACCGCAGCTTGTCCAGGCTTAGACTCTGATCCTGCTTCGTAAAAAATATTCTTTGCCATACACGCAACCTGCTGCTTATCAATTTTCTTTAGATTAGCAGTAATTATAGGCATTTCAGCTATAACTTGCGTAGGTAAAGGTATAACCACAATTGTTAGAAACAACATGACTGTTATTGTTAATTTATTTTTGATTGTTAATAGCATAATTTCCCTTCGCTGTAGTATACTACAGTTTTAATAAATAACCAAACTGTTTGGTTATTGTACCCAACAATCGCAATTGCAGGTGATTACCTGTTCAATTGCTTGTGCAACTGAAATTGATGATGGTAATAATGATGAATTAGATGAATTAGTCGTATTTAGTTCTGGTGGAATTATATTAGTATAAGACGATCCTGCTAAACTTCCTGGAACGATAGGCCCACCGGGTACCCCAACATCAAAGAACGGCCCGGTGATAGATACCTGACTTATACCCTGTGTGCCTATACCTATATCAGGGCTTGGCACAGGCAACCCATCAGGTGTTCCTATTCCTAATACTGCTGCAACACTAGAATTTGGGGGAGAAACGATAGTACTAACAATCGGGGTAACATCCAGAATATTATTGTCCAGATCAATTCCAACTTCTGCTAATCTCAATTTATTTCTTACTTCTCTCATTAAAGCAACAATACTTTGTCCAGCAATTAAATTTAAATCAGAGATAGCTTCTAAGTTTTGTGCAGATAAATTAGGGGCTGTTAGTATAGCATAGTTAGGTAGCAAATCTGTAAAACTATAAATCATCAATGGGTAAGGGAACAAATCACCGGGTCTACCGGAAATTCTCGGTGAGGGTATCGCTGCTAATCCAGTATCTCTTGCTAGTTGTTCAATTGCTAATTGCGTAGCAGTGGCATTGTATAAATCATTTAGTTCAGTTGATTGTCCCGGATGCGTGGTACGCATCACTGCTATTTCAGCATTAGCTAAATCTATTTGGGCTTGCACAGCAGCATCTAGTCCCAATGTAGGGCCCTGTGTTGCTGCATAAAGATTACTATAAATCGTTGATAAATTTCCAGTAGGCATGCTAGTTATTGCTGACTGCAAATTAACCCAACCGTATGATAATCCTGACATACAACCAAAGAAGTCTGAGAAGGTGTATGTCCCTTTAGGTCCAGTGCCTAATGCTACTAAAGATAATGCAGCCTGTGCTTCTACGGCAGCAGCGGGTATGTTAGTACCGTTCACCAGCGGTAACCCTTCAATAGTTTCTAAGTTAGCAACTACTTGTGCAAGTTTTTCTATCTCAATTTTTCTTATATTCTTTACTTGCTGCATCGTTGCACTAAATGCGCCCGCTGAAGTAGCAATATCACTAGGTAATATACCATCAAGATATGATCCAAATCCTTCGGGTAATATCTGTGCATTAACTGAAACAAACGTATTAGCAGTAGTAGAATTATTAACAATCGTAGCAGTGATACCATTGGAATTAGCAGTAACATTAAATGCATCACCGGTAGAATTCATCCCGGTGTTTCCAAAAGAATAGCTACTGCTAGGGTTCCCGTCAAGCAATGATAAGAAATTATTTACTGTTGCCATTACATTTATTTATTATTGATATCCACTACCACTGCCAATGCCGCCACCGGCATCACCGCTTCCTTCTCCACTACTATCTCCACTGTTAGTATCACCTGCTATACCAAAATCGCCGGATTCTCCGGGATCGGTCCATCCGCCGCCGTCTTTATCTAAACTCGGAGGCTCCCCTGGTGGAATAGTTGTACCAACTATTGCTTTTATTGCAGGGGTAGTCAATGCAGGATTTATTGTTCCAACAACACTTGATATTACAGGTGCCACTGTTGTGCTAGTATATATAGGATAATATGTTTTACTATTAGTTGGTCCCGGTACTGCATTATAGATAGGTACAGTTAACGATAGATAACTTTTAGGAAACATCTTTTTAACATTCAACAAGTCAGCTAGTGTTACTAATCCATCTGTGTTGCAATTTAATGCTACTAATATCGTGGCCAAGTCTACCCCCGCAATTACTAAAAAGGCTGAATAAACTTTTTGTTGTTGATCTTTGGATACATTAGTATTATTTGCTATTTGGTTTATCTCATCACTCGTCAACCCAGTAGATAATAATGCCACGGCTAATGATGGGGTCAATGCATTGTATTTTTTAAGAGTTGCTAATAGATTAGAAGGATAGCCAAATGTCCATATTGTGGATAAATCTAATGCTTTGCCTAAATTGATTAAATCTGTACCAAATACACCAGTAGATAAACTTATACCAGTAACATCAGCGGTGATTAAATCATTCATGTTACTGTATGTACCGTCTAAGAACGTCAATGAATTATACATTGCTGTAATTGATTGATTGGAATACTCAATAAATGATCCAGCACTAATGAATGTTCCTACAAAGTCGTTATACATTCCGCTAAGTGCTAGGGTGTTGTTATAATTAAATTCAGAATATGCTTGCAGTGGAAATATTCTGATATAGCCATAACTGGCATTTTCACCAGTATAAGCTATGTTATAACTTTGACTTTGCACATAGTTAGGAGGAATGCTATTACCTAATGCAGGAATAGTTGAACTGCCCATTGCTTTAAGATTATTATAAGTTGTTAAACTTAAGTCACCTGCATTATATCTAACCCAACCTTCTCGTATGGCGTTTGTTGCATTGTTTAATATGGTAGTTGATATTATAGTACCGTAAGTGTAACTACTGACACTAGTACTAGAACCAACTATATTAGCAGTAGGTTGATTAATCCAAAAGCCTTTGCCCTGGAGTAAACCACTCATTACATTAACACCTAACGGGCTTTGTTTTCCTGTATTGCTCATGTTATGGTACAAATATATCAGGACTACCTTGAACGATACTATGACCGCAAGTATTGCCTGAGCCTATTCTTAATACAGGATCTCCTTCTGCAAAAACAGTAGGGCTTCCTTGAGTTGTAGTAGGTGCTTGATGAGGTGGATGCGCGCGGCGCTGCCATGGTGCATGCGGAGTAATACTGCTTACATGCAATCCAACGGCTATTCCATTAGCAAATACCGTGGCAGCACCGCGAATAATTGTTCCGCCTGTTTGATTTGCGTCACCCTTTCTACTCAATGCTGCCATTTTACCCCAGTACAATTCTCTTATCTGGTAACTTAATCCCAGTTGTTGCTTCTATATATTTATCCTTGATGCTATCATCAGTATTAGCATAAAAAGCAATCGCACTAGTATTTAGCGTTACATTTCCGTGTGATTCTGCGGTAAACATACTGGGGATCATCTGCATTCCCTGTTGACTAGGTGCGATTGATACAGGATCTGTTACTATGATATTATCCCGAGTTATCGTAATAACTTTAGTGATTATTTCTTCTCCGCTATTCATTTTTATGGTATAAATTTTACCTGCTTCCATTAGATACTTTCTGTTAATTTTTTTCTGAGTTCAGTAAACCCACCCACCAATTCTCCGTCTAGGAAAATTTGTGGAACTGTGCGGGCATTTGGTACTGCCTCTAGTAATTCTTCTTTTGTATAACCGTCGCCGATTTTCTTTTCTTCAAACCGTATCCCTTTGCTCTTTAGCAAGGCTATTGCTTGATCACAATAAGTACAGTGGTAGCGGGACCAAATAACTGCTTTCATTCTATTTCCTTTTATAAATTTGGTAGTTGATCGTAATCTAGCTGGTCGCTCATAACACCAAGGACATAGTTTGTACTCTCGGTTTCTTGAAGCGCAGATTGCTTCTTACTAGTATCCACATGTTTAGTAAACCAGGGAATAGGAGTACTTCTTGGAGCATTGCCTTGATACTTAATACCAATTTCTTTCAACGCTCCTACTGCGGTGTAATCAACAAAGTCTTTTAATACATTAGCATTCAGCCCAATAACCGGGCCTTTGTTAAACAAGTAATCTGCCCAGGCTTTTTCTTCACGGATTACATCCATGTACAATTGCTGAACTTCCCCTTCGCATTGTTGCTTAATATTAGCAAAACGGGTATCTTCTTTGATTACTTGATTAATAATGTAGGCAGTCCAGCCTTTATGTAGAAGTTCATCTTGGAGAATTAAACTGATAATATTGCCATTACCAATAAAGATTTTGTTCTCAACCATTGCTAAACTTGTAGCAAATGATACCATAAATCGGAATGCTTCCAAAGCGTATGAAGCATGTAAAGCCATCCAAATTGCTCTTATATGTTCAGATTCTTCTACGGGTTGACCCAACTCTTTAGCACAGTTAATTCTGTGTAGGTCATCGTAATACTTTCCAACACTGCTGGCCATATCAATGATTTGTTGTGTATCATGTATAGTATTAAATATATCTTTTGGCACAGAATAAATGTTACGAATAATGTGACTGTAACTCTTACTATGAACATTAGTTTCAAAGAAGGTCCAGTTGTATATTAGAGCTTCTAGTTCAGGCAAACTGACTACTGGCATGAATACTTGACTTGGGGCTCGTCCTTGTAAACTATCTAATGCTGTTTGTCTTAGTAAGTTGCTAGTAAATATATGCTTCACTGCATCACTAGCATCTTTGAAGTCATTGGCATCTTTAGTTAAGCTGATTTCTTCAGGTTGCCAAAAGAACCCACGTGCTGTTTCTTCAAACTTAGCAATCTTTGGATACTTTACTTCCTCAAAGCGTTGAATTGTGACAGGACCTGCAGGGTCCAGAAACATCTTACGATTTAGATAATCTGATTGTTTTGATAAGTCATATTGGTGTTTACTCATAATGTACAGCTTTCGCAATTTTCTTCTTCATCAAAATCAATTGGTTCTAACATTGTTGGTGCTGTCTCATCATCGGCTTTACTACCGGCTTTATTAAGAAGTGAATAATAGAAGGTCTTTAGACCATAATAATGACCTTGCATCAAGTTCTTTGCGATCAATGTAGTTGGTACTTTTCTGTCAGTGAAATGTTTTGGGTTGTAAAAGGTATTTACAGAAATAGCCTGATCAACATAAGCTGCTAATACCGCTGCTGTTTTCAGATAACCATCACAATCTTTTTGTTCCCACATCAATTGATATTTGTGCTTTAGTTTTTGATATTCCGGAACAACTTGAGTGAAACTTCCCGCTTTGCTTTCTTTTACTGATATCAAACTCATTGGCATTTCAATGCCGTTTGTGCTATTGATAACCACACTGCTTGATTCTACAGGAGCAATGGCCATTTGTGTAGCATTACGGACGCCATGTTCTTTCATGTTTGTGCGTAGTGTTTCCCAATCTAATTCAGGAGCAAAGTTTGCTAGTTCATTAACACCTTTGGCACGTAGTTCCCAGGGAAAGGTACCTTGACCATATCGTGTTTGTGCGCTGTGTGTACACGGACCTCGTTCACGGGCAAGCTCTACTGAGGCTTCTGTTAAGTAAAAGGCTTGATGTTCCATCCAAGTTTTAACTTCGGATAGCGCGTCCTTCTCTCCATACTTCAAACTACGCTTTGCATGCCAGTAAGCTAGATTAGTGACACCAATACCCAATGGGCGAATCTCATCATTGCTTAGTTTAGATTGAATTGAGAGAAAATCTTGATAATCAAGTATATTATTGAGACTACGATGCAGAATGCGGCAAGCACGGCGCATATCTTCTGGGTGTCTAAACGATCCCCAATTAATACTTCCAAGTGTGCATAAACTTATCCTGCCGGTGTCGTCATCTAATCTCTTAAACGACTTGTTGGGTAAAATCACCTCAGCACAGTTATGCACTAAAATCTCGTTTGCGAAAAAGCATTCAGTTCCGGGAACTGTTATATCATACACATCAGTTGGATCTACCTTTATTTTTTTAATTTTAATCATACTTTAATCTTTCCTTTTACAAAATCTGAATGCTCTTTACAAAATTCTTTTTCATTTGTTACTCTGATATTAGTTATTCCGTTGTTATACCAACGATGTTTTGCTGAATGAGCCGACGCAATCTTTCGTTGTTCTTCACTTCTATGATAAGGAGAATATTTAATGTCAAGATTCATATTTATATTTGTCTCAATGATTAAGTTTTCCAATGATCCAAATTTATTACCAATCCACACTAAAGAAATTTTCTTAAATTCAGTAAATTCTGTTTTCATATTATCCCCTAATAAATTTAATTTAAGATATCCTTGTTGGCATGATTCTGAAACACATTTCCACATTCTCTCTCTTCGGTCTTGCGTTAATTCTTTATAGTTATTATTAGCAGAG